CCATTTGGTATTAAACGTTCATCTAGGTCTTTATTCATTCGACCCGCATTGAATAGGTGCTTAATTTCTGGCATGTAGCTAGTGTTTTATTTGTTTACTTTTGCCCCTCATAACTTGAGTAAGCTCTTTTAGCTTTAAGTTAGAAATCCTTATTTTAGCATTTCTCATTGCTGCTCTTCGCTCTTTCTTAAATCTATTCACTATGTATTCAGGCATATTAGCCTTAGAGGCTATTATTGCGTGAGCTATGTATTTGTATATTGCTTCTTCAGCTAATTTGTCTACTTTCATTTCAGCATCTGTGCCTAATCCGTCTGAAATATATTTTAAAGTAATAATTTTGCCAGATAGATTACTGCTGAAACCAAATTGTCCATTAGCTTCGTCTATAACAAAGACACCATTAACTTGTGAAGTTTCAGGGTTTAAACCATATCTTTGACCAAGACCCATTACTCCGGCTCCATTACCTGGATTAGAGTAATTGTCATTATTTGGATAACCAATAGTAGCGTTGCCGCCTATATTGTTAAAGTTTTCTTGTGTAATAGAATTACCTACTAGTAAAGAATCATCATTATCATACAAGTAGTTTGCTTCATCATCTTGTAATATTGCCTGTGAAGGTCTTGATGTATCTTTAGACGGGTATATAATCCTTTCTAAGCCATTTGAATCAACCCAAGCTAGTTGCACGTAGTTTACGTAGTCTTGTGGCATTGGTATTGTTAAATTAGCCCCTACTTCTATTTCTTGTATTTTTTCTACTTTAAAAATATCATAGCTAAACTCTTGAATTGCTCTTTTAGCATGGAACACTACGTCAAGTTGTCTTGCTGTAGTTATTATTTTATCATCACCAACATAAGATACTATGAAGTTAGATATAATGTCCTCTAACGAAATGTATCTGTAGCTACCGTGGTTTTTATTCAATAATACAACTTTTATTTCAGATCCGCTGTCAGGGCTAACATAAAATGTTATTACCCCGTTCGAGTATGAATAATTGTCATCTTCTATTTCGCTGCCATTAAATAATACAATAAAATTTAACTTTGAAGTAGGTAATGGGTCAAACGTAATTGTAAATTGCGCAGTACTCCCATCTCCGGTAAATATTTCGGAAAGAGAATAATATTGTCTAGCTGTTTGAGTTATGAGTCCCATTTATTAAGATTTTTCTTGAGTTATTTTTTTTGTTTCTTTAGCGTCTGCTAATTGAGAAATACTTGGATCTTTTATAGTTAATCCAGCATACATTAATATTTTAATTACCAATGTAGTCTCATCTGATTCGTGCAGTTCAAAATTTTGAGAATTAGACGCATTATAAAGAGCATCCCCATTTACTTTTGTATAAGCCCATTCAACTGAAACAGGCTTTCTAACGTATGTGCAATAAACACTTGAAGTTATTGTTGTTGGATATATATTTATTCCAAATCCACCTGATGCGTTTGCAGTATTCTGTATATATACTGGGTTTGAGGTGGTTGGTTGAGTTAATTTAGACGCTTGGTAATTTAGTAGTTCTTTAATATCAACTTTTTCTACTTCAACACTGTTGTAAACAACCGTACCTAACTTATGAAAATCAGACGGAAAGCTGAAATAGTCGCTTAAATGGAAAATGTTTGCTTGTGTTTTAAATTTACTTACTTTTTCATCAACAAGATTATACAGTTGAGCATATTCTGTATTGTTATCTTTTAATCTCATATATTGATTAAGATCAAAAAAATATTGCTCAAATATTTCTAATTGAGCTTGATTTGCAAAAAGATTAAACTCTTGCGGTGTTAAATAACCTCTTTGCTCTTTGTTCAGAATAGCAAGCACTCTTTGGTAAACTGTATCTATACTTATCATCTTGTTTATTATTATTTATAAAAGTAAGGCCGCATTTAAACGGCCTAACCTCTATAAAATATTACGCGTTATTTTAGCCTTTTTTCAACAGACTGGTAAACTTCTATACCTTCATCTGTTTTGAAATAAGCAGCTAAAGCTGAGTATGGATTTTCATCAAAAGGAACCGTAATTAATTTCCTGCCAGTTGATGCCCAAGTAAATGTTCTGTTGTCTTGGGATAAATCAATAATTCTGTCTTCTACAGCTTTAATAGCAATATTTCTAATATTTATATTTTCGTCATTAGCTAATTCTAAGAACAAAATAGGATCTTTCTTGGCGAACAATAATAAATCTCTTTTAAGCTCTTTAGAACTCATCTTAGATACCCTAGATCCTAATTCTGTACGCAGTATAGCTTCAGCCTGGTCAATTTCCATTGATTTAGCAGCCATTAATGCGTCTAGCTCTAGTTCCAGCATGTCCAATTCGTCTTCCGCATCTTCCTCTGCGTCAAATTCTTCGAACAATCTTCCTTTTTGAGGGTGGTATAAAGATAATAGCTTCTGTAACGTTTGTTTTTCTTTTGGTACAACTAAAGTTCCGTCCTGGAAAACTATATGAGCCAGTCTAGCTGGTCCTTTAAATTCGTCTACAAACGGAGTATTTTGGTTTAACGTATATTTAATTTCTCGTTCAAAACCTTGGTTTTCATCAAACCAAAAAATACCTTTGCTTTTTATTGTATAAGTTAAAGCATTTCTATTCCCTTTTAAATAATACGTTCGGTCTTTTACTTCCCACGTATTAATTTTTTTATTTGGAGCCTCTTTTACAACAGCGGGTTCCATTGCTGGTGTTTCAAATGTTTGTTCAACAACTTTTTTAGCGCTAGGCACAGAAGTTGATTTTTTTGGTGTAGTCTGTTTTGCCATGATATAATATAATTAAAAAGTAAATAAGAGTAAGAAATACCCTCGTCAGTACAACGAGGGTAGATCCTACAGGGTTATGTTAGTTTAAGATCATGAAGTTATTCGCTCCTTGAACTACTAAACATCTTTCAGATAAGTAGTGTACTTCCATTGCATCAAGATCAGATGTGAAAGCTCCTCCAACTGAACCAGTTGTCCAAGACTTCATTTTTCTGTCATCAGCTTCTGAAGCTCTGTAACGTACGTGTAAGAATGGTCTCTTGATGTTCTTACCTAATACTTTGTCATAAACAGTAGAAGTTCCAGCAGGTACTAAAACCCCTCTAATGTCTGTAACAAGTCCTCTAGTAGAAGCATCGTTTAAGTATTTCCAGTCAGTTTTGTAGAAGTCGTAAGAACCTCTTCTGAACCCAGAAAAACCTAAGTTAAGCGCCATATCTTCGCTGTTAGAGAATACTCCGTAAGAAGTACCACCTGCGCCGTAAGAGTTTTGAGCAGCAAGCATATCGTCAATGTTTAAAGAAACCTCTCTGTTTAAGAAAAGCATGTTCTCTTCAATTGCTCCTTGCTTGTCTAATTTCTTAAGGATTTCATCAAAGTCAGATAAATCTTCAGCAGCGTCGTTTCCATCAATACCAGCGGTTACGTGCCCTCTATCTTCGATAGCGGCAAATAAACCTTCAGTACCAACAGCTCCAGCTCCGATTGCTCCAGAACCAGGAGCTGCAATTTCTCCTTCTACAACAGCCATTTCTAAGTAATCTTCGAAACGAGTTCTTGTATCTCCTTCAGCTTTTAAGTACCATAAGTATCCAGTTTGTCCAGATTCTCCTGTAATTTCAACCCATCCAATTTGTGATGCATCAGATCCAGATACTTCGTATTTGTCTTTGATGATAATTGGAGAATTTGTTAAAGAAAGAAATTCTGGAGTAACAGCTCCCTGCATTCCTTGTGTTCCTTTAGCAAATTCAGAACCAAACACAAAAAGGTTAACGTTTCCGTCAGCAAAATCGCTATCAGTAGAGAATAAAGCTTTGTCGTAACGCTTTAAAGTTGCAGTTGTAGCGTCTACAGCTGAAACGTAAGCTTTTGCAGTTGTTGTTCCATCAGAAACCACTACAGTTTGTCCTGCTCTTACAGCGTGATTAGCGCCTAAAGTAACAATACCTGTTGCAGCAACAATTGGTTTTGCTTCGTAAGACAAGTGTAATCTTCCTTGCTCTGACCATACTACTTGGTCGGAAGTCATTGGCATTTCAGCACCTACCATACGTAAGAAAGAAGAAACAGTACGATCGCCGTATCTTTCTACTTCACTTTCGTATAATTCCGGTAGGTATTGTTGAGCCCATCCGGCTGTGCCAGCTGACGTAAAGTCAAAATAATTTGTTGATAATGTTTGTTTTGTAGGGGACGCATTACTTAAAATTAAGTTAGCGCCTGCGCTTGGTGTAGCCATTTTAAATTTTTTTAAATGTTATTTTTTAAGTTTAATTTTTAACTTAGAGCTGCTATCGCCTGTAATAGCTCTTACCTTCATTCCCCCAGCTTCAATAACCCCGTTGCTTGCTTTTCTAGGATTCATATTTATGTTTTTAGAATCGTTAGAAATTTGTTTTATAGCATCGGCTTTGCCTTGTTCATAAAAGTGAGTTGCTAGGCTGTCAGCGTTATTAGCCGCAAAAATAGCTTTGTGATAACCAGAAGCGTCCGCAATCATATTGTTTTCGTCTAAGAACTTACTTAAGACATTATTTAGATCGCTTTGTACCTCTTTTGTTTTCGCTACATCTTTAACTTTAAACCTATATTTACTTTCTCCAACCTTAAAATCAAAACCTTTGAATTCTTGATTAAATACTTTTTCAGTCTGTTGTTTAAAATGATTAAGCTGTTTTTCTTGAACTTGCTGAACTTCGCTTTGCTCTTTGTTATATCGATTAAAAAACTCAACCGCTTTTTGTTGATCAGACGATAACTTTGAACCCAACTTGACTTCATCGTAATATTTCGCCTTTGTCTCTTCTAAAAACTGTTTTGCTTTTGCAACCTCTTCTTTATATGCGAGTTTTTTTCTTCGGATGTCTCGCTCCTCGTCTATGTCCTCATCAAACGAAAAATTGTCTTCTAATAAAAAGTCAATCTCTTCTTGATCTAAATGGGACTTGGTTTGTTTGTAATACTCTTTTAATAAAGTATCGGAATCTACATTTGAGTAATCCGCGTTTAACCTAACGTAATCCTCTAAAGATCCACCTGTTTCATTCATAAAGTCTACAACTTTTTGAATATTTTCAGGAAGTTCAATTCCAGTATCTTTTACTTCTTGAATTACCTCTTGCTCTGTTACTTCTTCTTTTGCAACATCTTCAGGCTTTTCTGTGTCTTCAATTAATTCTAAAGCAGAATCTTCTACTTCTTCATTAACTTCTTGCAGTTTTTCTTCGGCTTGATCATCGACTTGCTCATCGGCTTCGACTTGCTCTTCTTGCTGTACGGCATTGTCTTCTGTTTTTGGTTTGCTTAAATCTACTCTGTAAGTACCGTCATCAGCTTTAGTATCTATTCCTGCTGACTCTAGAACTTGTGTTTCTTTTTCTGCTGCTGTTGGTGTTTCATCAACAACAACTTTTGCGGTTTCTTCTGACATGATATGATATTATATAAGTTATGCAGTATGATTTTATCTTGGCTCAAACTGCCCTAAGCCAAATCCTCCTAATGTGTCAAATCCTGCGGATTCAAAATCTTTTGGAGCTTTATTATTTTTCCTTTGATCTATTAATTCTGATTGCTGAGAAGCTTGTATTTTAGTCCGTTTATCTTTACGATCTTCTTTGTACTTCTCTTTATCATTAATTACTTGCAAATCCACTTGCTTAAGCTGCATATTAAGGTCGAACTCATGCTGCATAAGCTCCTTCTTAATAGCCGCTTCTTTTTCTAGCATCTGCGCCTTTAATTCGTATTCCGCGCTTGTGAGTTGAATTTTAGATTGCGTAATAGCTTGATTTTTTTGAACGTCTGCCTGTGCAGCGGCTTGAGCAGCTTGCGCGTTTGATTGCGACTGCATTTGGATATTTTCCTGTTGGATTTTTCTATCTTGGTCAAATTTCTTTTTACGTCTTACTTTTAATAATTGATTAGCTAGTTTTAAATTTTTAACTTCCCTAACATCAATAGCATCCTCTAAATATATTTGTTCTCTAGACAATGCCATCTGTATATTATTTTCTAGCAACTGCTTTTCTTCGTCGTCTGGAGATAACTCTAAGAATATTCCAAAATCGTGAAGGTGTAAATTTGACAATTCGCCAAGGGTTCCAACGTTAAATTTTCCAATGCTTTGAATAAAATTGTTTTTTGTATTAGCATTTTCTAATACATCAGATATTCTAAGCGATATAGCTTCTGCTGTTTTCAATGTTAAATATAACCCAGCTTGCATAATGTGTCTTGTAGCTGTATTTGAATTTGCAGCAGCAAGTTTTTGCAAACCTACTAAAGCATTTGAATCAGGTGTGCTTCCATCTCTTGCTTCGTTTAATCCTGTAACATCTCTTATCATTTGCAGATAATAGTTATAAGAATTAATTAAACTAGATATTTTAGCTCCTGAAGCGGATGATTGTAATTCTCGAACAGGCATAGATCCTCTGTTCATATCTCCATCTTGGGTCATTGATCTACCAATAACAGAACCGGTTTGGAAATACATATTTAATGCTTCCTGCGGGCTGTAGTTACTTCCGTTGCCTAAATCTATTTCGGATAAACCATCAGCATCTAAATAAACTCCGTCTGGTACCATCCTTGAAAGAACTTGTTGTAGCTTCAAGTGTGTGATTTGAATCATATCAGCAAACGTAGTCATTCTACTAACTAATGACTCAACTTGGCCCTTATACATTCTAGGAGCCACTATGTTGTAACTCATCTGAACCTTAGTAGTATCAGTTTTAGGTCTTGTCATATTTTCAGCAAGCTTCCATTCTAGCATTTTATTAGAACCAATAACCTTAGCCCCTTCATATAATACTTCAATAGATCTGCTTACTTTCTCGAACCTAGATCTTTCATCTTTAGGAGGGTTAAAGCTATCATCTTTTTGAATCGCTTTCATTGCTCCTGTTGCTGTTTCTTTAACTTTGAATACTTGATTTTTAAAAGTTTTGTATTCAAAATATAAAACAAATACATATGACTTGTCTTGTTCGTCAGAAGCTCCATAGGATTTATTATACATCAAAGTACCAGATCCTGTGTGCTCTATTTCTTCTAAGTCTTCTTTTGTTAAATTTGGATATTCTTTTTTAAGATCAATTAAACTAACTCTCCTTATTTCACCTACATAATAAATATCATCAAAATATGGCGAATCTGTATAAGAATAAACAATATCTGAAGGATCAACATACTTAACTGTAATACCTTCAGCTGTATTAAAGCTGTTCTTAGCACAAGCCATTCCTATAACCGCAATGTCATAGTCCAGCCTTTTCTTTAGTAACTGATATTTGTTATGATCAAAAACATTGTTTATTGCTTCTTCTGAAGCTATTTCTATTGATTGCTTGTAATCAAGCTGCATATGAAGGTCCAGTTCTTCCGTACTTTCTGGAAGTGTGTTTTTATCATTTTCATATACATTAATGCCAAGTTGCGCTTGTATTTGATCTGATATTTCACGGGATTGCATATCTCTTATAATCGACTCTACATACTCAGTTCTTTTTTGTATAGAACTTGGATCCTGAGAGTATGCTTTAATATCATAACTTCTTTCCCCTATACCATTAACTACTATATCTACGAATTTAGGTATAATAGGTACTGGTTTCCAATCTAAATTAAGATAAGATAAATCGCCATTAATTGACAACTCATCCTTATATTTTTGAATTGATTGTTCGCCTCTGGCATATAATCTTAATCTATGAAAATTATCTCTATTAGCGTAAAAACGCGCTGTACCTGAATCTCTTTTGAACCATTCAGACTCAATTGCTCTAGCTACCTCAGTTCCGTAGGCTAAGCTGGCTTTTTCTGAATCTGAGACCGTTTGGCTCGGAAATACACCTCTTGGTAATGTTTTTGACATCTATTTTATTATTTTTGAAAAAGCTCCTTTGTTATCATATCTTTTAAATCCAAAATTTAATTTAGTGGCAGTTTTTACAGTTTGCGGAGCATACTTATGTTTATTACAAGCCATTATAGCAAGACCAGAACTAATAGCGGCATCAAACTTTGTTCTATTATTTATATCAAATTTTGCCCAATCATTTAAAGTACCGTTGAAATACATAGTTCCATAATTTCCATTTTCAAGAGAACCCACATACGTTTCAATATAGTACTCAATTGCAGCGGCATG